AGTGCAGGTACTCGCCCGGGAGCAGCCGGCGCTTTCGGCCGGAGCCGCCGAGGTTGCCGCCGGTCTCGATCACGTCGAAGACCAGGCGGCGGCCGTCGACCAGAAGCGCCGTCACGTTGGGCCACGCGTGCGGGATGATCTCGACCACGGCGCCGGCGTCGTCACGCACCAGCTCGGCCAGGCCATTGCCGAACAGCAGGACCTGACGCATCAGCCACTCGCGAAGATCGGTCCCGGTCATCCAGCCATTCGGGTCGGCGAGCAGCCGCGCCGCCGGGTGGTCGGCGAGCTCGACGCTACTGTCCCGATCGCGGCGGTAGACCAGCGTCGGAAGGGCGGCCATTTGCGAGGCGATCAAATCGACCGCAGCGGATACCGCCGCTACCTGCTGCGCGCTCGTCGTGTTGATGCTGACGCCTGCGGATGACAGCGCCGGCGCGAGCCCGAGGGACCGAAGGGTCAGCGCACGCGCCTCGCGCGGGCGGATCATGTCGGCGAGCCGGTCACGAAGGTTCATGCCAGCCTCACCTTCAGCGAGAGGCGCGCGCGCTCGGCCTGGTCTCGCGAGCGAGCCAACACGCTGGTCTCGGCGTACGCCGGGAACGAGCTTACCACGCTGATCTCTAGTAGCTCGACGCGGGCGAGCGTGCGGCGGTTGCCGTCCCACCGCTCGCCGCCCTTCGGGATGCGGAAGCCGAACGACGCTCCGCCCAGGTCGCCGCGCTCGGCAAGAGCGAGCGCGTCGCGGCCCGGCTGCGTGTCCGGCACCTCGAGGCTGAACGCCAAGCCGCGCGAGTCCTCGGCCAGCCGCAGCGTGCCCGATCGCGTGCGCGCCAGGACCGCGCGCGCGTCGTGGTCGACCAGCGCGAGGATGTCCCGCCCATCGGCCAGCGACGCCGTGAAGGCGCCAGGCGCGACCGTCTCGACGAAGTCGGCCACGCGGGCCTCGACGTTGAAGACGGCCGCGTAGCCCTCCAGGCGGCGGCCGTCGCGGCGGATCTCCGCCGCAGCGCGCCGTTCGATGGACGGAGACACCAGCATCACGGAATGATTCCGATGATGCGCGCCAGCGCGGCAGGACGTGCCACGGCCACGTCGGCCCTGAGCCATCCAACCATGGCGATCTGGCCGCTGTCCGCGAAGCGCTCCTGGAGAACGGACAGCGTGAAGTCTGTCTTTATGCCGACCATCACCTCGGCGAAGTCTCCGACAAGGATCGTGCTGGCGTTGGTCGCGGTGCCCTGTGTCTCGTTCACGGGCATCGCGGTCGTCGTCAGCAGCGGCACGTCCGCGACGGCCGGCGGCCGCTGCAAGGGCTGGTTCGTGGTGTCGGCGAAGCCGTTGATCGTGCGCGCCGTGCGCGGCGACGCGATCATTGCCGAGACCGTGCCAGCGTTCGCAAGCTGTAGGTCGCGGACGGCATCGAGGACCGGCGACCAGGACCCGAGCGCCGCGCCGTTGCCACCCATCGAGACGGACGTGATGCCCGAGGTTCCGCGAATGCCGAGCGGCTGGTTGCTGGCGCCCGATCCGACCAACGTCGCCGCGTCGAGCGCAACGGCGAAGGACTGCGCCAGCACGTTCCGCAGCGCCGCGTCGAGGTTCGGCGCATCCTCGACGAGCTCGCGGCTGACCTTGAAGAAACAGGCGAGGGACTTCGCGGTCAGCGTCACGCTATCGAAGGCGGGATCGCTTTCGGCGATTGAAGCATTTTCCGCCCGCCACGCCACGGTCGGGTCGGTGGTGATGCGCGCCATCTTGAGCGTCTGCGTGCTCATCGGCACTGTACGAACGCCGGCCTGCACCGCGCGGCTCACTGCGCGCAACCGGTCGATGACGCTCGCGGCAAGCGGCGTCGGCACGAGCACGCCGCCGGCGCCGGCAGTCGCCTCTGCGAGCGCGCGCTTCTCGATCTCGGAGCGCGGCCCGAGCACCATCGCGCGCGTCAGGCCGCCGAGCCCGATCTGCGAGGCGGCGGACGACTCCGGAAGCTCGGCGGGGGCGAGCATGTCGGCCAGCCGCTGCTCGCGATCGAGAACAGGTATCAGCGAACCATCGCCAGCCCGCCAGAGCTCGCCCTTGATCTTCGCCGGATCGACGGCGCCGAAGCCGCGCACATCGACGCGGGCCGCGCTGCGATCCACCGGCCGCGCAAGCGCGGTACGGTCCATCTCGTCCAACTTCGCGCGCGTCGAGATGCGAGCCATCAGCGCGTCGAGCTCGGCGACGATCTGCGCAGCCTTCGCGTCGTCGCCGGAAGCCAACGCGGCCTCGGCATCGGTCTTGAGCTTCGCGCGCTGCTCCAGCAGCGCCGGCATGGTCAGCATGGGTGAAATCTCCGTCGGTTGGGAAGGCGCCCGGTCATCACGAGGGGCGAGGGAAGGATGCGGCCTGCGCGCGCCCGTACATCCGGGGCGAGTGCTTGCAGCGCGACCGCGCGCTGGTTCGAAGGCTGCCGGCTCGCGCCCCTTGCTCCTGCGGATGACAACCCCGCCCGCAATCCGAGGGACGCTTGGGACGCTCGGCCGGCCGGCACGGCCGCAGAAGCGGGGGCGGGGAACTCAATCATTCAACAGGCCCCAGAATCTCGCCTAGAGCCTCGAAGGTGCGATGGGATACGGCCTCGGTCACCTTTCGATCGCCGACCTGAAAGGAACGGAAGCGCCTTTCCTCGCCGGCCATGATCGAGCGGCGCGGAATCGCGAAGATCGCCGCCGCCACCCCCTCCTCGGTCGCCGCGCGAATGATCGCGCCATATTCGGGGCGGGCAATCTCGAGGCGCACGCCGCCGTGCAAGTTCACCCACGCTTCACCGCCTCTCGCCGAGGCGCGGGCGGGCAACGATTGTTCGGCAACGCGTCGCATCATCGCCATCAGCGTGCCGCGCCGCGCTGCGCGTATCAGGGTCTCGACGGCATCTCCAAGCGTGCATGGCCGAGCACCCACGGCGCCGATCTCGTCGGGCATGGCGGGATGCACGCGCCCCGAGAGCTCAAGGCGCCTGAACGCCCGCACCACGTCGGGCGAGTCCAGTATGCTTTCGCTCGTGAGCGCTCCCAGCAGCAGGTTCGCCGCGTCGGTGTCACTCATCTCGGCGCCGCCGAGACCGCGCCCGCCGGTCGCAATCAAGCCGGCGTCGCGAAGGATGCGCGCGCGATGCGCCATCGACCGTTCGTCGATGCCAAGCGTCGCCGCCAGCGCCGGGGCAAGTTGAGAGAGCTTCGCCATTGCCGCTCCAAAACTGACTATGACTCTATAACGATCGGTGTTTCTGGTTTCAACCCGAAATCGTCAGCACGGTTCCGACCCATGCCGGCACCTCTTGCGGCCCCGCCGCGCGAGCGGCGACACCAACAGCCATCGCTAGCGCGACCGCCGCATCGATCCGACCGATGGCGCGACGTTTCGAGAACTTCCGCCCGCCTGCCGGGTCGGTCTCGATGGCGACGTTGGACACGCACCAAGTCAACAGCGGGTTTCCCGCGTGTGCGAGCTCGTGAGCGATCACCAATCGTTCGAGCGAGTCCACTGCCGGCGACATTTCCTTGTAGCCCTGCCCGAAAGGCTCCAGCGGCAGGCGGACGCCCTCGGTATCGAGCGCGGCGGCAAGCTCGGCCATCCCCCATCGGTCATAGGCGACGGTCTGCACGGCGAAGGGTGCGAGCCATTCGGCAAGGTCGCGAGCGACCACCCGCTTGTCGATGACGCGGCCGGGAATCAGTGTCAGCACGCCGGCGTCGGCCCACAGGTCGAGCGGCGCGCGGTCGCGCAGCGCGCGATCGCGAATGCCCTCGGCCGGCAGCCAGGCCCGCACCAGCACGGCGCCCGAATCCGGGAAGTAGGCGCAAGCGGCCGTGATGTCTTGAACGCTCGACAGGTCGAGCCCGACAAAGCACGCCGCGCCGTCAAGCTCGGCCTGGTCGACCGCGCCGGCACAGGCAGCCCAATCGGCAGGTCCGATGAAGCGCGCATCGGCCGCCACCGCCTGATTCAGCCGCAGCGCGCGGAAACTCGCCGCCGAGCTCGGGATGCGCTTCGCCTGCGCCGCTGCCGCGCGAAGCTCGTCAATCCGCGGGAGCCCGTGCGGCAAGCCAGGGTTGGCAGCAAGCCAGGCCGCCTCGTCGTCGAGCGCGCAGTCGGCCGGCGCGCTGTGGACGAAGCCGGCGAACGTCGGATCGACGATCGCGCCGGCGTCGACCTGCCGCGCGTAGTCGATCAACTCCTCGAGGGGCGAGAGCGGATCGGGCGAGCGCGTGCTGATGACCAGGCCCAATGGTTCCGCGCGGGCGCCCGTCGCGGTCGCGAGCGCGTCCAGCAACTCGCGATTCGGTGCCTGCGCGAGCTCGTCGAAGATCCACACAGACGGATTGAGCCCATGCACCGCGCGGGCGTCGGCAACGAGGCTCCGGTAGACGCTGCCGGTCGTCACGTCGTCGATCTCCTTCGTGAAGCGCTTCACGTTGCAGCGCGCGGCGAGCCACGGCGTCGCCGCGATGGCGGCGGCCATCTCCGCGTGGATCAGCGCGGCCTGCTCGCGAGTGACGGCGGCGGAGACGACTTGCCCACGCGGCTCGGCCTCGGGACCGCACAGGTGGGCGAGCGCGAGCGCGGCGACGAAGCCCGTCTTGCCGCCCTTCCTCCCCATGCTGATCACGGCTTGGCGCACGACGCGGCGACCGTTCTCGTCCGTGGCGTAGACCCGCGCGATGACTTCGCGCTGCCAGGGCAACAGCCGGAACCGCTGCCCCGCGAGCGGACCGGACGTGACCGGCAGCGATTCCACGAAGGCGGCCACCCGTTCCGCCCGCGTCAGCCC